TTTTAATGCACTGGTATCAGGTAGTGTATTTGGTGGTGTATCTGGGAATAAGATTACTGCTATTGCTGGAGAGTCTTCTACTGGAAAGACTTTCTTCTCTCTCGCTGTCGTTAAGAATTTTCTTGATTCCAACCCTGATGGTTACTGCCTCTATTTTGACACTGAGGCTGCTATTACCAAATCTCTAATCGAGTCGCGTGGAATTGACACTTCTCGTTTAGTTGTTGTTAATGTTGTTACTATTGAAGAGTTTCGTGGTAAAGCACTTAAAGCAGTAGATATATATCTTAAGAAACCCTTAGAAGAACGCAAACCTTGTATGTTTGTGTTAGACTCTTTAGGGATGCTTTCCACGGAGAAAGAAATTACTGACGCACTCAACGACAAACAAGTTCGTGACATGACCAAATCTCAACTGGTCAAAGGTGCCTTCCGTATGCTCACTCTTAAGTTGGGTCAAGCAAATATTCCAATGATCGTTACTAATCACACCTACGATGTTATCGGATCTTACGTACCAACTAAAGAAATGGGTGGAGGCAGCGGACTCAAATACGCAGCGTCTACGATCATTTATCTCAGCAAAAAGAAAGAAAAAGATGGAACAGAAGTGGTCGGGAATATTATCAAGGCTAAGACTGCTAAGTCGCGTCTGAGTAAGGAGAATAAAGATGTGGAGGTACGTCTGTTTTACGATGAGCGTGGTCTTGATCGTTATTATGGTCTTCTTGAACTCGGTGAACTCGGTGGTCTCTGGAAGAACGTCGCTGGACGTTACGAAATGGACGGCAAAAAAGTCTACGCTAAACAAATACTCAAAGAACCTGAAGTCTATTTCACTTCAGAAGTAATGGAACAATTGGATGAGATTGCAAAGAAAGAGTTTAGTTACGGAGCGTAAACTAATTGATGGATACAGTTGAAATTACGATTCTAAAGAATCTACTTTATAATGAAGAATATTCAAGAAAGGTAATCCCTTTTATTCAACCAGAATACTTCCAAGAGACAGAACAAAAAATAGTCTTCGAGGAAATTGTTAAGTTTATTGCAGCATATAATACTCAAATCACAGTAGAAGCACTTCTCATTGAAATCTCAAATCGTAGGGATCTTAATGAAGAAATGCTCAAGCAACTGCAAATGTTGGTGACTAATCTTGAGAACACCCCTGCAGACGAACAGTGGTTGATTGATACTACTGAGAAGTGGTGTAGAGACAAAGCAATTTATATTGCTTTGATGGAATCTATTCACATTGCTGATGGTAATGATGAAAAGAAATCAAGAGATGCTATCCCGTCCATTTTGAGTGAAGCACTAGCAGTATCCTTTGACAATAATATTGGTCACGATTATTTTGCTAACGCTGATGAACGATTCGATTATTATCACCAGAAGCAAGACAAGATCCCCTTTGATCTGGAATACTTCAACAAGATTACCAAGGGAGGTCTTGTTAATAAGAGTCTTAATGTCGCTCTTGCTGGGACAGGCGTCGGTAAGTCTTTGTTCATGTGCCATATGGCTAGCTCCTGTTTGCTTAACGGACGTAATGTGCTTTACATTACAATGGAGATGGCAGAGGAGAAAATTGCTGAACGTATTGATGCAAATCTTTTGAATGTTCCCATTCATGAGATTGCTGAACTTCCCAAACAAATGTTTGATACTAAAGTAAATAATCTTTCTAAGAAAACTCAAGGAACTCTTATAATTAAAGAGTACCCTACTGCTAGTGCTCACAGTGGACACTTTAAAGCACTGCTTAATGAGTTGGCACTTAAGAAGTCATTTAGACCTGATATTATTTTCATTGATTACCTTAATATATGTGCTTCCTCGCGCTATCGCGGAAACAGCACTGTCAATTCATATTCTTATATCAAAGCAATTGCTGAAGAACTTAGAGGATTGGCTGTTGAAGCAAACGTCCCTATCGTTTCTGCCACGCAGACCACTCGTTCTGGTTATGGTAGCTCTGATGTGGAGCTTACTGATACAAGTGAGTCCTTTGGGTTGCCTGCTACTGCTGATCTTATGTTTGCCCTTATTTCTACTGAAGAACTCGAAGGGTTGGGACAGATACTTGTAAAACAACTTAAAAATCGATACAACGATCTATCAGTTAACAAAAGATTTATCATAGGTATTGACAGAGCAAAGATGAGACTTTATGATTGTGAGCAGTCTGCTCAAAATGATGTTGGTGATAGTGGACAAGAGTATGACTATGAAGAAGCAAAACCAGCATTAAAAGAAAAGTTCGGATCCTTTAAATTTGATTGACATGAAAAGTATTGATTCACAACTAATTGGCGACTTTAAAAATATCGAATATCCAGCACGTAGGCAATTTCCGAGTGATGAAATTGTGGAGCGTTGGAAGAGTAACGGGCACCTGTATGTGAATTATACTGGTCTTCTCCGAGAAGAATATAGGGGAGTTCCAAAATGGTGTCATGACATTGTAGATGTCTTTAAGAAAAAATATATCCCTATCGGTGATGAGTGGTACTTCCTCAAAGACACATCTTTGTCCTTGTATCGTATGCCTCCAGGAACTATAATGCCAGAGCATGAAGATACGTATCCAAGATTTAGAGAAATCTACAATGAACCAGATATCAATAAAATTTGTAGGATTTTAATTTTCCTTGATGATTGGAAGACTGGTCATTACTTTGAGATGGATAGAGAACCATATGTCAAATGGTCTAAGGGAGATTATTTGTGGTGGGTAGGAGATACATCACATCTTGCAGCTAACCTTGGAATGGAAGATAGATATACTATGCAGATAACAGCAACTCTATCGGTATGAAGAAGAGAAGAGCAGTAGTTGATGATTTGGTTGAGCAGTACGGTGAGTATTGCTCGACCTTTACTTTTAAGTTACAAAAGGGCATAGATGGAGAGGTAATACATAAGGAAGGATTTATCAACTGTTTTTGGGAAAGAAAGAATAAATTGGTGTATCTCCACGTTGATAAATGTGGAAGTACTTCTATAACAAGTGCTTTTAGGAAGGATTGTCCAAATTTTTTTAGTCTGGATAAACTACCACGAGCAAAAGATCCAGATCAATTGGCAAAATATTTTGTAGAATCGGATCATATATTTTTTGCAATAACTAGAGACCCTGTTGATAGATGGATATCTGGTCTTAATGAGTTTATGTGTAGATATAAACCACCTTTAGAGTGGGTTGTATCTCAAATAAAAAACAAAAAGTATATTTTTGATGAACATACTGGTCCTCAAAAAGTATTTTTAAGACTATGTTTAGAGAATCGTGGTAAATTAAAACTAATAAAATTGGATGAGGACCTATCACCAAAAGTAAATGTTTTTATAAAAAACCATATTATTGACGAAGTTGAAAAAATAAAGTATAAACCATTTATAATACCTCACTTAAGAAACTCGAAATACTTCGTTCCAAACTATAAAAACATATGCAAAAAGATTTACACAAACTACGTAGAACCAGACAAAACAGAATTTAATAAACTATACAGGTTTGATTATGAGTTATATTCATCGGGAGTCTAATCCATTCAAAGTTGTTGAAACTTTTGAGAACACAATAGCAGAATTTTATGGTGCCAAATATGGCATTGCTGTAGATTGCTGTACTCACGCGATAGAACTTTGTCTCCGATATGAGGGTTATTCTAAAGTAAGGGTTCCAGAGCATACTTATATTAGTATTCCATTTACATGCAGCAAACTTGGAATTGATTGGCAATTTAAGAAGGAACTCTGGGAAGAATGTTATTTCATAGAAGGAACCAATATTATTGATGGAGCAGTCTTATGGAGAGCAGATTCCTATATATCGGGAACTTATTTGTGTTTGAGTTTTCAATATAGAAAGCATTTGTCTATTGGAAGGGGAGGAATGATCCTAACCGATGATAAAGATGCTTATCGCACACTTAAAAAGATGGCATATGATGGAAGAGATAATAATTCTCCATGGGGTGAACAAGACATAGATATTATTGGATATCATTATTATATGACCCCAGAAGATGCTGACAAAGGATTGCGACAATTTCAAAAAGTTAGAGACTATGTTCCAAAGTCGTGGTCATATAGAGATTATCCACATTTACCGAATATGAAGGTGTTTAAATGAATAAGTTGAAGGGATTGCCACCAATCATGTATCTCAATTTAGATCATAGGACAGACAGAAAAGAACACATTGAGAATCAATTTAAGAAGTGGGATATAACTGATTACACTCGATGGTCTGCCTCTAGATTCTCCACCAATAAAATTGATGAGTGGGGTCACAAATTGGATTTGATGTTGTTGGCACCTTCAGATGCTTCGATTGTGATGAATGAATTTACTCTTTTAATTGAGTGGTATCAGTCTGGATCTTCTGAGCATTTACTAATCGTTCAAGATGATTTGTGTTTTGATTTAGTTGAATATTGGCCATTTGACTGGAAGACAATAATGAAAAGTCTTCCATACAATTGGGACATTGTTCAATTTTATCATTGTCATGACTATGTTTTAAATATGCACCTTCACCCAAGACAGTGGCATAGTTCTTCTGCTGCTTGTTTTATGGTCAATAGGATGTTTGTTGAAAAGTTAATGAAGATTCATTTGCAACCAGATGGGTCTTTCAAATTGGACCAGAGTCTTAGGGATTTTAGAGTACCAAAGGAATCTTATAGTAGTGATGACTTTTTGATATATCAAGTTGGTAAATCATATACATTGCCATTATTAACTTTAGATCCAAAACTTGCAGTCGCTCAAGATAACAAGCAGAAGAGTGATTCTGAAGAATATGATCCAGTCATTGCTGTTTATCATAATAAAATATATGATATTCTTGCCACTTCATGCATTAAAAAGTGGTGGGAGAACCACAGTCATAAGTATAGTGCAGATGATATATTGAGTTGGGGAGACTCTGTGCATGAGATGATGAAAGTTCAGTTACCACAATATGATCGCGTAGCACCATGATAGAGAATCTTGAAATTGATCTTGACAACTACAGTGCGTCTGCAAAGATCAAAGGAATACCGAAAATAATCTATACTAATCATCCTGACCATAAGGAAAGTGATGATTATATGAAGGAACAATTTAAGATATGGGGAGTCAAAAATTGCCATAGGCACGTCAAAAAATACTCAGAAGAAACCTATGATGAATGGAAGAATATTATATTGGATGATGACCTCGTTCAATCCCCAAAAGAACTTGCTTTAACTTTGAATGTTATAGATTCTATAATAGATTGGTACGATAATGATGATTCTGAAGTCTGCATTTTTATGGATGATGATGTTGATCTGTCGATCATAAACAATTGGTTATTTGACTGGGCATTTTTAGAACACCATCTCCCATACAATTGGGACTGTATCCAATTATTCTGTTCAAATGATAAATGCATAAAGATGCATCTTCATCCCTGGGAACCGAATAGTGCATCTTGTAAGTGCTTTATGATCACTAGATACTTTGCTAAAAGGTTGAAGCACTATCACTTTATGGGAGGTAAGTATAAGTTGCACTACTCTACTCCAAATAGATCAATACCATTTTTTGAGTATGGAAGTTTGCATAGATTCTTCTATGATCTTGGAATAACATATACTTTACCAATATTTGGACTCAATACTGATCTTCAATCCGATACTGATAATAATACAATGCTTGATAAGATATCTTCGGAGGCGATCAAGTATTGGTGGGCAAATAAAAGCAAATCATTCTCTAACTTTGAGTTCTTCCATTACAATAAGGGTGATGAGGAATGGAAGATGGAAGTACTATTCAGCAGTAACTCAAAAAGACCAGAAGTTTATATGGATCAAATTGAGGGAGTTATGTTATGGATTTGAAAAACAAACTAAAAGGAATTCCCAGAGTACATTTTTTTAATTTGGATAATAGAACAGATCGTCGTGACTGGATGGTCAAGCAATTTGAGAAGTATGATATACCATATGACAGAGTATCTGGAACAAAATATTTGGCATCAGAATCTGAAAAATGGAGGCATTTAATAGAAGACATTGATGACTATAAGTTACTAGTTCCTATTGCCGCTAATGCAGTAACGCATTTAGACTTCTTAAAAAATTGGTATAGAACAACTGAGGAACCTTATGTCCTTCTTATGGAAGATGATTATGATCTTAGTCTGATCGATTACTGGCATTTTGATTGGAATTACATGATCGATCGTCTTCCTTATGATTGGGATTGTTTATTGATGGGATTTGAAAATCCAGATGGAGTTAGATTCCATTTACACCCAATAGAAGCAGCGCATGATTTTGGACCAGTTCTATTAAAAAGAGAATTTGTTGAGAAGTTATTGGATTTGCACTGTGTTGGTGATAAGTACAAACTTGTAAATACTGTTTCAAATGCGGCATGGAATAGGCAAAAGGATGTTGCTGGGTCTGGAACAGTTGATTATTTTATGGTACATACTGGAAGGACATATTGCTTACCTTTGATTACTATTAACGCAAACTTCGGTAGTTTTGAAAATAATAGTATTGTTCAAAAATTTTATAGAAGTGAGGGTGATATTATTGCTAGGAACACTTATTATTTTTGGTGGCAGCATCAGAGAGATCTGTTCTCTTTAGATCAGTTCTTCAGTTTTGGTACAAAAGATCATGAAGACATGGTTGCAAATCCTCAGAGATACAGAACATACGATATAACAGGAAGATCTTTTGAGATGTATGGCGAAGTTTATTTGGACTACTTTAGAAAGTAGACCTAAATACTGTTAATACTATGTTATAGGGATTCTTGAATTGTTATGGATCTATACAATAAATTAAGGGGTGTTCCTACAGTATATTATTTTAATTCGGACGACAAAGTTCCTCTTAAGAATCATATGGAACGAAGTCTTGTCAATGCAAAAATTGACAACTTTAAAAGAATATCAACGTCAAAGTATACTAGAACAAATATATCTGACTGGAAGGATTTACTATTAGATAGATCTAATTATAAATTACCAGCATCGACCGCAGCATATTCGATTACTTTGCTGGAAACCTTAAAAGATTGGTATAATAATACTGAAGAAGAACGAGTAATAATTAGTAGGGATACCCTAGACTTTGGCATATATCAATATTGGAATTTTGATTGGGAATATTTGATGACTAGGATTCCATATGATTGGGATGCAGTCTTGCTGGGATTTGAGAATATTAATTACATCCCTTTCTATCTTCATCAAATAATGCCAGCACATACCTTTGGCATTGCGCTACTTAATAGAAGGTATGTTAAAAAATTAATAAGACTTCACTGTATTGGTGATCAATATAAATTAACAAATTACATAGCAAACAAAAACTTCGGTCTACATTCTGGAACTCCTGATTACTTTGTTGGACATTGTGGTAAAACTTATTGTTTGCCGATGTTCCCCAATCATACAGATTTCTTTGATAAGAGTACAAAGAGATATGCGATAACCAAGGCATGTAGACTTGCATATTATGATTGGTGGAGGAACGATAAAAAGAGACACAGTTTGGATGAACTCTTTACATATGGAAAGGCAAATGATACTGGAATGATTAAAAAAATTGTGCGCTACCTTGGGACTGATGGACTTAAAAAATAGATTAAAAAATTTCCCACACATTTATTATGTGAACTTAGATAATAGAACTGATCGCAGAGATTATATGGAAGATCAGTTTGATTATTGGAAACTTCCATTTACAAGGATCTCTGGATCAAAATATTTGGCATCCAACATGGATGAGTGGGCGAAGCATAAAGTTGTTGGTCGAGTCAACGGGATTCCAGCATATGCCCTGGGAAATGCCGTTACTCATTTGGAGTTTATGAAACATTGGATTCAGACCAGAGATGATGATCATCTCCTCCTTATGGAAGATGATTATGATCTGACCCTGTTCCAGTATTGGAATTTTGACTGGGATTATCTTATGTCAAGACTTCCTTATGATTGGGACTGTATACAACTTGGGTTTGAATCTAGCGAATTTATACCATTCTTCTTACATCCAAAATTAAGGCATACTTACTTTGGACCAGTTCTAATGACCAGAGATTATGTTGAAAAATTATTGTCTCTTCATTGTCATTATGATAAATATCGATTTGATAAAGTCACTGCAATAGAAGGGTTCTCTAAGCATTCAACAACAGTAGATTATTTTATTGGGCATACTGGAAGAACTTATTGTATTCCACTCATTACTACTAATATAGGGTTGACTAGTACAGAGTTTAGTCTCCATATAAACCGAATGCATCATACAAAATCGAGACATGCATATTATCACTGGTGGATGAAGAAGCACCTTAAGTTTAGTTTAGATGACTTTTTTACCTACGGTAAACCAAATGACACAAAAATGACCATACTCACTGTTTAACTATGTACGCAACTAATGAATGGGATAGACTAAAAAAAGTTATTGTTGGAGTTGCTGATTATGCAAGAATTCCATCGATGGACAAAAGTCTGAGAACTATAAACTATGCGGGAGAGGATGATGTATCTCATGTAAAGATTGGTCCATATCCAGATAAGGTTATTGATGAAGCAAATGAGGACTTGGAAAGATTTTGTAATTTTTTAATTGGTGAAGGTGTAGAAGTCTTAAGACCCAATAGAGAACCAACAGAGTATTATAATTATTGTCCCAGAGATTCTGTATTTGTTCATGGAGATGTGGCACTCGCCACTCCACAACCACTTAGATCTAGAAGAGGTAACTGGAGATCCTTCAAACAGCATTTAAAAAACGTAGATGAAATTCCTTGTGCATACCATGATGGTTTATATGATGAATCGTGTATTAAGGATCCAACAAAACTAGCATTGACTGAAGTCACTCCTGCATTTGATGCTGCAAATGCGATTCGTGCAAATGATGAGGTTCTCTACTTAGTTTCTAATAGTGGTAATGCCGCAGGAGCAAAAATGCTACAGAGATACCTTGGGAATTCTGCAACAGTCAGAGTTGTAAAAGATATCTATACTTTTGTTCATATAGACACTACTATATGCTTCTTACGAGAGGGATTGCTTATGGTCAATCCAACAAGAGTAAAGGATAAAGATCAACTCCCATTCCCATTTAATACTTGGGATATTATCAATGCCCCAGACCCAGTGGACATTGGTTATCATATCGGTTATAATAATGCATCAGAGTGGTGTAACATGAACTTGTTTAGTGTTTCTCCAGATCTAGTTGCTTTAGAAGAGCATCAACACCCAACTAGAGAACTCTTGGAAACTTATGGCATAGAATGTGCAATGCTTCCAATGAGACACCAAAGAACTCTAAGTGGTGGATTTCACTGTGTAACATTGGACTTAGAAAGAGAATGAAAGTAGGATTTATTGGTCTTGGTAAACTAGGATATCCATGCGCTAAAGTCATGTCAGACTTTGGTCATAATGTATACGGTTACGATATTGAACAAAGAGAGGAAGCAAAATCCTTTATTGGTGGATTTATCCAAATGGAAAAATCTATTAAGGATGTAGTTGAGAAGAGTGCAATTGTATTTGTTGCTGTTCCTACTCCACATTCTCCAGAGTATGATGGAAGTCTTCCAACAAGTAGTCTGGAACCAAAAGATTTTGATTATAGCATTGTAAAAAATGTTCTTAGCGAAATCAACAAGTATGCTGATGGAACACTTGTATCACTGATTTCTACCGTTCTTCCAGGAACTATCCGCGAACAATTACTTCCCTTAGTTCCAAACTGTACTTTTGTATATAATCCTTATCTGATTGCGATGGGAACCATCGAAGATGATATGATAGATCCTGAAATGGTGATGATTGGCACTGCAACAGGTGATCAGTATTCGCAAGATGCAAGGTCTGTAATTAGATTTTATAAGTCTATTGTTGAGAAGGTTGCAGAAAGCATGGTCAACAAGGGTTCGTTGACTGGCGGTGAGAGGGGAGACTTTGATTGGTACGTTGTTGGAACATATGAAGAAATCGAGTGTGTAAAAGTCTTTTACAATACATTTATTAGCAGTAAAATTTCTTTTGTCAATATGATTCAAGATGTTGCCGTTAGACTTGGCAATATTAATGTTGATGTTGTTACTTCTGCACTTACAAAAGGAACAACTAGAGTTATTAGTCCAGCGTATATGACTGCTGGAATGGGTGATGGCGGTGCATGTCATCCAAGAGATAACATCGCGCTAAGATTTTTGGCACAAAAATTGGATTTGGGATACGATATCTTCTCTTCTGTAATGGGATCCAGAGAAGTTCAAGCAAAAAATATGGCAAAGTATCTTGTTGATCTTGCAGAAGAGAAAGATCTTCCAATTGTTATTCATGGTAAAGCATATAAACCTTTGGTGGAATATGTTGATGGTAGTTACAGTCTTTTAGTTGGATACTATTGTGAGCAATATGGAAAGACTGTAACTTATGTGGATAAGTATACTGGTGATCAGAGAGACTCTGAAGATCCTGCAGTGTTCTTACTTGCACATAGCGCAACCACTACTTATAGGTATTGGGATGATGCACCAGAAGATGAAATGTATTGCAACATTCCAGAGGGAAGCGTTGTAGTGGATCCTTGGAGAAAGTTTAGTTCAGATAATTTAGAGGTTATTCATTATGGAAACACAAGGACTATTGCTAAGTAGGCAGTTATTCCCGCCAATCACTGTGGTTAAACACTCTGTAATTGATTGGGAAACAAAAAAACCTCTTCTTCTAGATCTGATTAATAATGAAGCAAGTTTAGGATGGCATGAGTGCCATACTGATTACTTTACAAGTTATGGGAGAGGTCCTTATTTTGATAAATGGTATGAGATAATGAAGGAAGATTTAGATTATGTTCTTCCTGGATTTGGTCTTCCATTTAGTTCTTTGGATAGATGGCAATTGTGGTCCCAAAAATATAAAAAGGGAGAACGCCATGGTCTTCATAACCATGGTTTTGGTAGTATGTCTGCAATTCTTTACGTTGAGTTTGATCCAGTAGAACATACATCCACAACATTCTATCCACCGTTCCCAGATCCATTTTTTGGTGATATTAAAAGTGCTGTATTGCCTGATGTCCAAGAGGGTGATATAATATTCTTCCCAGCAATGCTGGGTCATGAAGCACCACCCCACTATTCTGATAAAATCAGAACAATCATGTCCTTTAATATTCCTGTATCTTAATTATGGCAAATATCGATACTCAAAAATACGTTGAATTTGTAAAGCAAACAACCAGCGCCCCCAGTCTGGATTATCCAGTTCTCTCTGCTCGTCTTAGTGAACTTGAGGCAAGTGGTGCAAACGTTACTCAACTTATGACTGCTGCTTTTGGTCTTACTGCAGAAGCAGGTGAGTTTACTGAAGTTGTGAAAAAAATCTTCCTTCAAGGTAAGCAATATAATGAAGAGAATGTGTTCCACATGAAGCGTGAGATTGGTGACATTATGTGGTATGTTGCTCAAGCATGTATGGCACTAGACATTAGTCTTGATGATGTTATTCAAATGAATTTTGAAAAACTGAGTGCTCGTTATCCAGAAGGTGCATTTAGCATCGAACGATCTGAGAATCGAGTAGAAGGCGATCTTTGATGAGTAAATTTCTTCCTTACCAAAGTCTTAGTAATAAACTCGCTCTTCTTAATACTTACCACAAAAGTATTTTAGAAGAGTATAAGACTAACATCGGTGAGTTAGAATTTAGAGATTTTACTCAAGAACAAAAAGAATATATCGAGGTTTATTCTCAAGGATATCCAATAGGATATCAGTCCTATTACAGGGCAAAAATGAGAGATTCCTCTAAGCAGGGGTGGCATATTGCACCCCTTTTTGCTGAGAATAATTTATATCATATCAATACATCAAAACTTCCAATACTTACTCAAGTTTTGTCTGCGATTGGAATGACAACTGTTTGTGCTATTAATGTACTAGATCCTGGACAATCATTAGATTGGCACATTGATAAAGATTATATTCCTGGAGTTCAATTGCTTAGGATTATGTGGGGTTTAGATATTGCTGAAGAAGATAAAACATCAATCATCCAAATAAAAAATGCTGACGGTAGTATAGAAACAAAGGAATTTAAGAACAAAGAGTTTTATATATTCCATCCTTTGTCTGAGCATAGGGTAGAGAACAATATGACTACCTCAAGATCTGTTGTCTGTATAGATTATATTGCAGGAGATAAATATATTAAGAACTCTATTCTATGAAGACAATGGCGGAAACTAAAACAACTCTTAGAGTTACCTTACCATTAAGAAAAGATTTGGTTGACCAAGTACTTAGAAAAGTGAAGGCAAAAAACATTGATGAATATCTCAATGAAAAACTTCAAGAAGATTTAAAACGTTTAACTTGAACACTTATAAAGAATAAATATTAGTACATCCTGATAAATATGAAAAAGTTTTCGCAATTCATCAAGGAGTCCCAGTCTGTTGCTTCCATTAATGGAAGAAGACTTGGATTAGTTCCCGATGGTCATGGAGGATTCCATGACAAAAAAACGGGAGAATTTATTGCGAAAAATGTTGGAGGTAGGTTGAAGTTCTATAACCAAAACCAAGTTTTGGGAGAACCAGATCCACCACAAAAAAGGACAGTCGCAAATCAAAGACCAGTAGCAACTCAAGTTGCTAAGGTAAAGAAAAAAAAGAATAGTGTAACGACTGAAATCCCAGAACAAATTGATCGCAAAAAAGAACAAGACCTCAGAGAAAGATATATTGCTGGGGAAATTTTTTGTGAAGGAACATATGTTCAGAATTTAAAAACCAATAAGATTGGTAAGATTGTTCGTAGGGGTACAAATCATCTCATCTGCGTTACAGAGAGTGATGAAATGTTCAAATCATGGATTAGAGATGTTGTCGAATGGACAGAGGTCTCTGGAGTTCCTGCAACTCAAAGAGAAGTTGGAACGGATGAATTCAGAGAGTATGCAATGAAGATGACTGGAACAAAGAAAATCAGGAATTTCATAAATAAATACAAGGCAAAAAAGAAGTATTAGAGTAATGGCAAACCTTAAGCATGTGGTCACCGATCTTCATCAAGTTTACTTGGCGGAGATGGACGCAAAAATTAAACCACAATTAGACAAGTCATCTGGTTCTTCAGGCGAATCAGACGAAGGTGAGAAGAAGTCTGATGGTGGCGGGGAAGACAACATAAAGAAGGCAGCAAGACAACTTGCATATGACACAAGATATAAGGCGAGAAGAGAAGGAATTCCCCTTGAAAGAGCATTTGCCCAATCAGTTGGTAACTCTAATGCTTCTGCTCCTGTAAAGGATGCTGCTAAAGCAATGCTTTTTAGTGGTCCAAAAGAAGAGGTTGAGTTTGACGAAGCAACTGCAATGGCAAAGCGTGGTCATGATGAGACCGCTATTCGTAATAAAATTGCAGCAAATACTAGAGGTGGTGCTGCAGCAGACAGAGCAACTGCGCTTGCAGATAAACCAACCTATGGTGATAGTGTAAAGAAGGCAGCAAGAGAAAGACTTGCTAGAAAGCAAAGAGGTGATCATCGCAACACCACTTCATCCAATCCTGGTCTCCATGGTTATGGTCATAAATCAAATGATCCTGCTGTAAAAGCAAAGCAAGCAGCAAGAGGAGCGCAAAGAGGATCTGCAACCTTGACACCTGCAGAAAGACAAAAACTCAATATGGGTGATGAAGTTGCTCAGATGGGTGATGATCTTCAAGAACTCAGAAAGGGTAATAAGGAGCAAGTTCGCGTAACTCCTAAGAAGGGTTATGGAAAGTCATATGTTAGAATGGCGGATCAAAAGAAAAAGCATGAACTGAGAAGTAATCCTCAAATTCAATCAGTGACGCCTAGTGATTATGGTGATCCCTATGAAGGTGATCAGAAAAAGAAGAAGGTTGCTAAGAAAGGAAATAATCTTGATCCAGTAGGTAAGGAAGATGCTGATGTAAATAACAACGGCAAAAATAATGATTCTTCTGATAAGTACATCATGAAGAAGCGCAAAGCAATCGGTAATGCGATGGCAAAGCGTGGTAACAAACAGAATATTAAGTCACACTTCTCTAACTGGAAAGCGGACCTTGGTCTTCAAGAGGAGACCATGGTTGAGGTTGCTGGTGAGGATAAAAATAAAAAACTCACTGAGAAGAGTGTAAAGAATACTATTGTTATTAATCCAGAACTCAAAGAAGCAGCAGCAAGACTTGGTGGAGAAGTTCTTGACGTTAATGAATTAACTCAGGAACAAGTCGAAGAGATCCTTATGGATCAAATCACCGAAAATCTTGCAACTCTTGAGACTCTTGGTATTGATATTCAAGAGATCTCTTCTCACCTTGCTTTGACTGCTTCACAAAAAGCAGACGAGTTGAGAAGGAGGGCAGCAGTTGCTGGAGACAGGGAAACTGCTGCAAAAAAAGCAGCACAAGCATCTCGAATTTACCAGGGAGTAGGACCTCGTAAAGCAAGAGAGAGAGTACAAGACGCAAAAAAGTAAATAGCGAGGCGGTAGATTCTATCTCCTCGCTATCAGCTCGCCAACAAGATACTGAACGACAGCAAGCACAAAATGCTAGAGTTGAAGTTGAAAAAAATAAGGCAGTAACATTTAAAAAGAAAAAGCAGGATGCTGATGAGAGAGCAGCATTGAAGGGTGAAATTAAGCGTGAGCTTAGTAACTCTTTTGAACCAGAAGGAGAATCTGTTGATGAGCGTACTCGTTACGCTAAAGAAACTGGTAAAGATCCTCAGACTGGTAAACCATCAGTAAAGGGTGGCAATCCACCACCACCAGCAATGAGAGGTCTTGAAAAAGAACTTAGAAGTACTGGTGGATTGATGTCTTCTAGAAAGAAACCAATTCAACCTCAAGGTAAGAAAAAAGTTCCTGGTAAGAAACCACCTACTGCTGGTCAATTTGGAGCACCTAGATCTCCCGCTCAAAAACTTGCTGCAAGAAGAGCAGCTGCTCAGAGATCTCAGGATAGCAGATCATCTAGATTTGACTGATTAAAAAATTGTAAAGTCTGCTATATAGATTGTATAGCAGACTGAGGTTTATCATGCTTGCATTTTTACTCCCACTAGCATCAAAAGTTATTAAGGACGCAGTTACCAAAGTTCCTGACAACGAGGAACTTGGTGAGAAGTTGGTTGAAGTTTGCCTGATTATTCTTAAGAAGGCAGTTACTCTAACCAAGACCGACATGGATGACAAGTTACTTGCAGTTGTTGAACAAGCAATTAAAGCAAGAGAAGAGGAATGATACATTTGGGGGGCGCTGCCCCCCTTTTGTACTAGGCAGATTTTATAAATAAAAAAAGATAACTGAACTTTACGGAAGCACAGGACATGGCACTCTGGGGAAATAGTGACGCTAAATTTGCAGGGGGAACAGTCTCCCTGAACTACACTACATTGGTAGTAACTGGATCGGGAACTTCGTTCGGTGCCGTTGGCGCTGCTGCAACTGGCGATGTAATTAGATTTGGTTCTAGAGTAGGAACAGGTACTTATTTTGGTGATGCTGTAATTACTGGAATTACTAGTGCTGGAGAACTCGCTATTGGTTCTACAGCAGGACTGAGTGGGGTTGCAATTGCTGGAACATCGTTCCAAATTTCACAACTTCCAAAATATACTGTTCTTGATTCTAAGTACAGTGAGTCTGCATCAGGAACCGAAGATTCTTATGTCTACGGTATTTCCACTGCTGGTGGATCTGCAGCACAAAATACTTCATATCAAATTTCTCATGCTGGTTGGGTTGGTGTTACAACTTATGTTGACCAACATGGAAATCTGAGAGTAAAGTCAGAAACTCTTGTTGCGATGTCTGGCATTACAACTGGCAACACTCCTCTTTATGATAGCAACCCATTAGTATGATAAACTAATATATGAATTTTACTGAGTTGAATGAAGATAATTTTTTGTTGTTTGCTATAAAAAATTATGAGAATCCTCAAGCGGTAACAAAAGAGGATTTTGATAAAGATCTAAATCATTTTAAGTACATAAAAAGATTACTTAAAAGATATAGAAATACTGGGCAACTTAAGACACACCTTCTTATTAATCACTTTATAGTTCTTTATAATCTCTTTGGTGAAGCGGCAACCCCGATGCTGTTTTACAAGATAGAAAGAGATTTATGGGATGTTATGAAAACTTTTATAATATTTTTGAACAGATTGCCTGAGTATCCTAAAACATATATTCATGATATCCCTGTTGACATAACCTGCCTATCAGAACTTAGAAAGGTCTACAAAAATGAATCTTGATAAGATCATTTATTACATTAGAGAGACTATGGTTGCCAATGCTCCAAGCACTGGTGGTGGTTTTAGTGCAAGTTCTGATGCTGAGGGACCAGTTGCTGGTAATACTTACAAGTTACCATTCAAACAGTTTAAGAGAAAGAGATATATCTATCAAAAAAACACGCGCAAAAATTGGACGTGAGTCATGGCATTCGGTCTCCAGAAGTTAGCGGTCCTTGAATCCAAACTTTCAATTTATGAAGACCTAAGTAAAGAAATGCTCGACAAACTTGAGCGAGCAGTCGCCACTATCTCAGAGAATAGCAATAGAGTTGCAATAATTCTTGAGAGGCATGAAGGAAGACTGAATGAAAGTGACAAGAATGATGCTCTCATTCTTAAGATGTTGGAAGATGTAAAGACTGCAAATACCAAAGAGCATAAGGCAGTAATTGAGAGAATAGAAAGAATAGAAACTAGAGTATCTGATCTTTATAAGTTTCGTTGGATTGCAGTTGGAATTGCACTTGCAGCAGTAACCATTTTAAAGGCACCTGATATATTCGGTAACATTTTACTGCCACAACCAGCACCTCAAGTACAAGTTCAAAAATAAATATTCATGGTTTGGTACGAACCATGAACAAGCACAAAGACTCGATCTATTATCTACAAAAATTGTCCAACGCAGTATTCATGTGGACCAGTATGGTCACTGTCTGCCTCTGGGAAACTGAGGTTGACAGTAGGTTCTGGGAGTGTTAAGATCGAACCATACACATTTTCATTATGGATTTTGTTGACGTTAGGTTCATCAATCTAATATCCACCAGACTGCAAAAATTTAAGAGGGTAAAACCTGATCTCTACAACTTCAGGTGCCCTATCTGCGGAGATTCCGAGAAGAGTAAAAGTAAGGCGCGTGGATATCTCTACGGAGTAAAGAACAACACAAATTTTAAGTGCCACAACTGTGGTCTTAGTTTGTCGTTCAATAATTTCTTAAAGCAGTTTGATGCGGATTTACATAAAGAGTACTCTCTTGAAAAGTTCAAGGAAGGTCATACTGGCAAAAATTTTACAGTAAAAGAACCAGAATTTAACTTTAAGAAACCAAAATTTAATACTAGTATTAAAATCGATTTGCCAAAGGCATCATCAAATCCTGAAGCAAAAAAGTATCTTGAATCTAGAAATATTGATCCAGATAAATTTTATTATGTGGACCACTTTAAAAAGTGGACCAATACGATGGTTCGTACTTTTGATGACCTTAAGTACGATGAACCAAGAATTATTATTCCTTTGATTTATGATAATAAATTTATAGGATATCAGGGAAGGGCATTGGGACCAAGCAAAGTTAAATATATAACTATCATGCTTGATGAAGATGCTCCAAAAATTTATGGACTTGATACGGTAAAGAAAGATGAACCAGTATACGTTACAGAAGGACCTTTCGACAGCACGTTCATTCGCAATTCGATTGCTATGTGCGGAGCTGATGCTGATATCAGTCGTTGGGGGATTAGCAATCCTGTGTATGTCTATGATAACGAACCACGAAATAGAGAGATCGTCAAAAGGATCGCTGCAAAAATTGAGAGTGGAAACCCCGTCGTCATTTATCCAGAATCGGTAAACGTTAAGGACATTAATGATATGGTCTTGTCTGGACTTGATGTTCAGAATCTGATAGAATGTAATACCTACAAAGGTTTACAGGCAAAGTTAAAATTTACATCTTGGAAGAAAATATGAGCAACGGTATTAAGGTAGTTAAAAGATCTGGCAAGATTGAACCCATCAACCTAGATAAGATGCACGTCATGGTTGAAGAGGCGTGTAAGGACCTTGCAGGCGTCTCTGCTAGTCAAGTTGAGATCCAGTCTGGAATTCAATTTTATGATGGTATTACGACAGCAGAGATTCAAGAAATCCTAATTAGATCAGCATCTGATTTGATTGATCTTGATCATCCAAATTATCAATTTGTTGCCGCTAGACTGTTGCTGTTCTCTGTACGCAAGTCGGTCTTTGGTCGCATGAGAGAACTTCCTCCATTGATTACTCACATTAAAAATTGTGTGGAGAAAGGTCTTTATGACTCCGCTATTCTTAATAACTATACTGAAGAAGAACTGGTCAAAGTTAGCAACTTGGTTGATCATCATCGTGACTTCTTATTCACTTATGCGGGTCTACGTCAGGTCGTTGACAAGTACCTTGTGCAGGACAGAAGTTCTGGAAAGGTATATGAAACGCCCCAGTTCATGTACATGATGATTGCTCTGACTATTTTTGCAGAGTATCCAAAACAAACACGTATGTCATATGTAAAGAGGTACTATGACGCAATCTCAAAGCACAAAATCAACATTCCCACACCTATCATGGCGGGAGTGCGAACTCCACTTCGACAATTTGCTAGCTGTGTTCTTGTTGATGTTGATGACACCCTCGATTCTATCTTTAGCTCTGATATGGCTATTGGCAGATACGTTGCACAAAGGGCGGGCATCGGTATCAACGCAGGCAGAATCCGTGGCATCAACAGTAAAATCAGAGGCGGAGAAGTTCAGCACACAGGTGTTGTACCGTTCCTCAAAAAGTTTGAGTCAACTGTCAGATGTTGTACACAGAATGGCATCAGAGGTGGATCAGCGACAGTACACTTCCCAATC